CCGTACCCGCTTGCCCGGTTTGCGCTGAGCGTGCCGCAAAGACTAATCCGTTAATGGTTTACACCAAGGAGCTGGCTGACGAAATTATCGGCCGGATGTCTGAGGGCGAATCGCTAAAAGGAATTTGCCGTGATCTTAGGGCTAAAGGCACGAAGATCGCTGAAAGCACAGTGCGGCGATGGGCCGAGAAGGATCGTGACGGCTTCTTTATGCGTTACGAGCGAGCGCAGAGGCTCCGCATGGACTCCCTTTCGGACGAAATTCTTGAGATTGCCGACGATGCACGTAATGACTGGATGGAGCGTCATGCAACAGACGACACCGGCTGGCGTGTAAACGGCGAGCACATTCAGCGGTCAAGATTACGCATTACCACCCGACAAGGCTTAATGGGCAAGCTATTTCCTGAGCGATTTGGTGACAAGATTGAGGTTAAGGCTATCAAGGCGCTGGCTGACGCGACGGATGACGAATTGGCAACAGCGGTGAAACGCCAGCTTGAAGGCGCGGGCGAGGACGGTGTGATCGTCCTAGAGAAAATACTGCTTGGGCTGGGCCTGCCTGGCTTGCCGCCAACGACACCAGCGACGGACGATGATGACTGAAACCCTAGCAAGGTTTGGCCTATCTGACATTGTTACCGAAATGATCAGCCGTGAAAAACGTCGTGGTCTGATTTACAAGCTGTTTCCAGAAACCGGCGACCGCCGACGAGAGCTGTACCCGCAGCACATGGAGTTTTTCCGGTCTGGCACGAATGTAATGTCCAGGCTGGCCATGTGCGCGAACGGTGTAGGTAAGACGCTGTCGATGGGCGGCTACGAGTTTGCATTGCACGCAACTGGCCTGTATCCGGACTGGTGGGAAGGCGTGCGGTACACGAAGCCTATTCGGGCTTGGTTTGCTGGCGAGTCGATGAAGTCAACCAGAACCAACCAGCAAAAAGTGCTGCTGGGCGAACCAAACTCAGAAAAGGCCGGCGGCGGCCTTATTCCGACTGAATTGATTGACTTTGACACGCTCAGGCGCTGGCCCGGCAGTGGCGGACTAATCGACACCTGCCATATCAAGCACGCAAGCGGCGGCATGAGCATGATCGGCGCCAGAACGTATCAACAAGAATTTATTGATTGGGCTGGCGAAAACCTTGATCTTGGCTGGATGGATGAACCGCCGCCAATCCTGCATTATCAGGAGCTTGTGACCAGAACGAGAGGATCTGAACATCCGTGTATCATGCTCACACATACTCCCAAGAAAGGCGCGACCGAAATTGTCGTGCTGTTTACCGGCGAGCAAGATTCATCCAGAAAGGTGATCAACTGCACTTGGGATGACGTGCCGCACCTTACGGCAAAGTGGAAAAAAGGGGCTTTGGCCAATGTTCCAACCTACATGCGAGACACTGTGAGCAAGGGTATGCCAACGCTGGGCGTGGGCGCTGTCTATCCAATACCGGAAAGCAGCTTTGTTATTGAGCCGCTTGAAACAATCCCAAACCACTGGCCGAGGGCGTTTGGGTTTGACGGTGGCTGGCACAACACCGCCGTTACTTGGGGCGCGTTTGACCGAGATACTGCGACCTGGTACTTGTACGACGAACACAAAGCCGGAGAGCTGGTAATCCCAGTCCATGCTGCAGCTATCAACAGCCGAGGCAAATGGATACCTGGAATCGGCGATGTCAGGCTGGCCGGTGTTACAAACGGCGAGAAAATGATTGACGAGTATCACGATGCCGGATGCCCGATTATGGGCGCAAACAAGCCAGGCAAGGAAGCCAGAATCGAAAAGGTGCGCCAAGGCCTAATGACTGGTAAAATAAAGGTATACAGCACGCTGCGGAAATGGCTTGAGGAATATCGAATGTTCCACTACGACGACAAAGGCCAGATAAAAAAGGTGAACGATCACCTTATGGACGCAACCTGCCACTTGGTCGACGAAGGCCCGCGTATTTGTATGACGCAGCAGCAGGCCGCGATGATTCCAAAAAACACCGGCAGAATGAACTTCGGACAGAGGCTTAAATGATGAACGCAGTGCTTGATGACAATGGCTTCCCGGTCGAAGATGCGGAATTTCCCGAAGAGCTGCTTGACGACGCCCTCGGTGAAGATGAAGACGGCCCTGAATTGCTCGACGAGTCAGATTTTATTTTTGACGACGAAGAAGACGAAATAGCCTTTCGCAACGAGCAAAGCTTAGAGGCGCTTGTCAGCGAGCTTGAGTCAAGGAAAGACCGCGCAGTCAACCACAAGCTGAGCATTGAGCAAAAATGGCTCGAAGACGAGCGGCAATATTGGGGCCTTCGGGCGCGCGGAAGCGACGACGAAGATGATGCGCTGGACGATATGCCGGTTGATAACAAGACCGCTGAAAAAGTAGAGCTCGCTGCGGCGCGCTGCGGCGACATGCTGTTCCCTACTAACGATCCTAATTGGGCGCTAAAGCCTTCTCCGCATTCGCTGGACATTGACGGCAACGAGATTGACGCAGCCACGGCCAAAGCCGCAGTTAAGCAGGCAGGCACGTACATTGCTGATTATTTAGGCCAGTGCCAGTACGCCAAGCATGGGCGACGGTCAATCCACGACAGTTGCCGGTTAGGCGTTGGTGTAATTAAAGGCCCGTATGCCCGCCAGGCCTCAAAGCGCGTTGTACGAAGAACCTTCGAGCCGCTGTTTTATGAAGACGGCACGGAAATGCTCGATGAAGACGGCCAGCCGATGCTGGACACCGAAAACCCGACGGTTGAGCTTCAGACCGTTGTTGACACAATCCCCGGCGTAACGCATTGCGATCCGTGGATGCTGTTTTTGGAAGGCCCGGTTCGGTCAATGGATGAATGCGCGGGCGCGTTTGAAATGCACCGTTACGCGCCAAGCAAGCTCGCGACGCTGGGCCAGTTAGGATTTGACGAAGACCAGCTTCGCGGCCTGCTGGAAGACGGCGCAAGCCTATCTGACAGCGAAACAACGCTACTGACTGAGCGCGATAACATCCTAAGCGGCGCAGACAACGACGACGCTTCAGCAAATGAGCGCGAGTATGTCGTTTGGGAATATCACGGCGTTATACGGCCAGAGCTTTTAGCGCGCCTCGGCTTGATCGAGGAGCGGGATGTTGACCCGCTGGAAATGTTTTGGGGTGAGGTGTGGTTCTGCCAAGGCCGGGCGCTTAAAGCCGACCTGAATTCGATTCTAGGCGACGACCGCGTGCCGTACTACGTCGTACCGTACCGCCGCGACCAAGCCGACATTATGAACAGCCAGGGCGTATGCCGCATCATGCGCGACCCGCAGCGCACGATCGACATCTGCTACGAAGCCGCTCAGATCAACACAATGCTGTGTTCCGGGCCGCAAGTGGTTTATTGGGATGGCAAGGCAGTTCCGGCCGACGGCTCGTATCTAGTCGATCGGCCTAAAACGTGGCGTGTAACAGACACCCGCGTCAACTCAATCAACGATGTGATCAGCTTCACCAATATCGAAAGCTCGCTGCCGATGATCATGCCAATGTATCAAGTGGCCGTTCAGAACGCCGACAGCGCGACACAGCTGCCGATGATGGCGCACGGCGAGGCTGCAAACCAAGTTCAGCAAACAGCCAGCGGCCTTCAGATGATCTTCAACCAGCAAAACATTGTGCAGCGGAAGTACGCGCACAGCTGGGATGACGAGGTAACGGCTCCAATGATTACCCGTTTTTACTGGTGGCTCATGGCATGGCACGAAGACGACTCAATCAAGATCGAAATGGAAGTCGAGGCGCGCGGCGCAAGCTACCTTTTGGTTAAAGACAAGCAGGCTCAGCACTTGATGACGGTCATGCAAATGGCTGCAAGTGACCCCGAAATGCGCGCCAAGCTGGACATGCATGAGCTTTACAAGCTGACGATCGGGCAAATGGATGTGCCTGTTGACCGTCTGTTCCTGCCTGAAGACGCAGAGCAGGCGCCAGACCCGATGCAGGAAATGGCCATGAAAGAAGCTGCGGCCAAACTTGCGGCTGCTGAGGCTGGCGCTGGCAAGGCCGAAGCGGAGGCAATGATTGCCCAAATGACCGCCCAAGCCATGCAGAACACTGGCGGCGCGTCGATGGGCGACATTATTCGACAGGCCATATCGGCCGACGACAACAAGACCCGAATTCTTGTCGCTGAAATGGAGCGCGAGGAAGAAGCGATGCGCCTGGCGCGAAACCAAGACATTAGCTGGCAGGAGCTGGAAGCCAAGATGCAGGACAAAGAGCGCGACCGCCAGATTGAAGTCATGTTCAAAGAGCAAGAAATGCAGAGCGTTCAGGCCAGAAACCAAGCCGACGAGTTTTCAAAAGGGTTTAAATTGCGCCTTGAGGCTAATGAGCAGAGGATTCGGTCACTTAACATGCAAAAAGGATTTGATTCAATCTAATGTTCGATCATGGCGACACAACTTGGAAAACAATTAATCTGTGGGCTAATAAAGAAATAGCTACAATGATGGAATTACTGACGAACCCATCAGTCAAAGGCGACGAACTGGCTTCGATCAGAGGTGAAATTCAACGACTTCGAGATTTACTCGAACTCCCAAGAGAAATAGAAAATGGATCAATTGAACTCGAACGATGAACAAATTCAGGAAGCTGACGAGCAGTTGACGCCCGAAGAGGCGTTTGCCGCTGAAATGAAGCGCCGCCGCGAGCTGCATGAGAACGGCGAAGAAAGCCTAATCGGCAAGGCCGAAGGCGACGACGACCCTGAAATTGATGACGACGAGAACGATGACGACGAGCATGGTGACGAGCATGATGAAGCCGCGCCGCGCCAGCCTAGCCGAGAAAGCCAGGCTGACGATGATGACGAGGGCGACGATCCAGACCCTCAAGCAAGCTATGAATCAATGATCAACAGCCTGCCCGAAGGGGCCAAAGAAACCTTTGACCAGCTTCAGGCGCAGGCGCAGGACTATCACCAAAAATTTACTTCGCTTTATGGACGACTGGCTCCCATTCAGCGAGAAAACCAGGACTTGAAAAATCAACTCCAGGAAATGAAAGCAGCCAGAACTAACCCTCCAACTCCTAAAGACTTGGAGGCATCAGATGCTTGGAAAGAAGTATCTGCCGAGTTCCCCGATGAAGCAGGCGCACTGAAGAACATCTTTGGTGGCCTTGAAACGGCGAGCCAGGAAGCGCGAAGAGAGGCTGAAGAAATTCAGCGGCAGCTTGATGAAGAGCGCAAGACTTGGACAAACCGAGAAATGCAGCGAGTGTCGAAAACCCATGAGGACTTTCTCAGTATTCTGAAAACTCCCCATTTTCAGACATGGCGCGTGCAGCTTGAGGCTGATCCGAACAGAAGCGCTCTTGCCCGGCAACTGAACAGCGACAACGGCGATGAAGTGGCAGCCGCCATTTCGACGTACAAGAAGCAGTTCAAGCTAGGTAAAAACAAACCTGCCAATGAAGGCAATCAGCAATCAACGCGACAGCAAGCAAGTGCAGCCAATAACGGCCGGCGCAAGCCAACTGTTTCGCCGCAGAGCCAAGGAGCCGGTATTACCGGACAATCCGCAGTTCAGCGACCAATGACAGACAGGCAGGCGTTTGCCAAGTATATGGATGCTAAAAAACGCGATCCTAAAAAACAACGACGAAAGAGGTAATTTGTCATGGCTAATCAAGCCCGCCATTACGGTGGTATTGCCGACCTTGGAGGCACTGTCTCCGGTACTGGCAACCGTACAAACGTCGTCGCAATTGCTGAGCTCCTGGAGCGTGCACGCGCAGACGATATTTTTATTCCGGCACTCGATCTAAAGCCGGTTCCCGAAAACAAAGCCGAAACCGCCAGCTGGCGCCGAATGGTTAATGATGCTGTCGTTACGACCACCATTACCGAAGGCGTGAACCCTGACTGGCAAGCGGTCACTTATGAAGACGTTACTGGTACGTTTGAAGAGCGCGTAGAGATTTACGCGGTCACAAGCCGTGCTCGCCGTCTTTCTGAGGACGACCACGTTGCCAACTCGGTTGAGCAGCTGAAAGACAAGGTGCTGCGAATCCGAAACGCAGTCGGCTGGTCTAAATGGCTTGCCGCTTCAACCGTTCTTCGGAATGATCCGGCTCACGCCGCGATTGACGACGTTGACGGCCCTATCTCCTTGGGTATCATCCAAGAAGCAATCCGACTGTTGGACGACGCGAAAGCGATGCACTTCACCGAGGTTGATGATGGCGGCATGTTTAACGGCACGGTTCCAGTCGAGCCTTCATTCATTGCCTTTGGCCATACAAACATGCTGCCCGATTTGCGTCGAGTGGACGGTTTTGTGACACCGGCTGAATACGGTTCGGCCAAGTCAATCAGCAAGCACGAGAAAGGCAACGTCGAAAATACCCGATGGTTGCTGTCTCCTGAGCTGACGCCTATCATCAATGCTGGCGCTGCAGTTGGTACAACCAACATGAAGTCAACTGGCGGAACTA